AGGTGACCGCCGCGTACCCGATCTCCGGAATGTCGATCGGCGGCGGCGCCGGAGTGGTGACGGGTGCTGTGATCAGGGGCATCTATCTGGGCCTCCCCACGCGCTGGCGCGCTTCCTCCTGCCGCTGCAGCAGCCGCAGGTCCGCCACGTCGATCACGCTCGCCCGCGGGTAGACGTTGTACGTCACCGACGGCCGGTCGCTGCCCGCCACCGGCGCGGCCGCGGCCGACGGCGCCGACGCGGCCGGCAGCCCGGGCCGCGCGGCCCTGCCCGCAGGCAGCCGGCCCTCGTTCACGGCGTCCATGAACTTCACGCCGTACTTCGCCACGGCGGCGGCCTTGACCATGTACTCGCCGGTCGATCCCCACAGCGGGATGCTGTCCGACGTCGACGTGCCCGGCCCCTGCAGCAGCCCGCCGCGCGCGAGCGCCACCCCGCGCTCCTTCATGTCCTTGACGAACGCACTACTGCCGGGGATGGCCTTGATCTGCTTGGCGAAGTGGGGGGCGATACTGACGAGCGTCGGCCAGTTGATGCCGGCCGCCACCACGTCCGCCACGGTCGCGCCCTTCTTCCCGGCCAGCGTGCTCAGCAGCAGCGTGGCCGCCGCCAGCTGGTCCGCGCTCAGCAGCGACTGGCTGGCCTTCAGGGCCGCGTTCGCCTTCTTCGCCGCCGCAGGGGACTTGACCGCCGCGGCGGCCAGCGCCATCGCGTCCGCGTCGCCCTGCCCCGCCAGCTGCGACGCCAGGTCCCCGTACCCGCTGGCCGCGAGCCGAAGGAGGTTGGCCTGGAACTTCTTGCCGCCGCTGGTCGAGGTGTTGAGCTGCTTGGTGAAGTCGGACAGCGTCGCGGCCGCCGTCGGCGCCAGCTTCTTCAGGTTCTTGACGATGTCGGCGAACGTCTTGCCAGTCGCCCTCGCGAGCGCCGCGACCAGGTCCTGCCCGGACTCGCCCATGCCCCGCAGCGTCGCCTCGATATCCCCGCCGGCCCGCTTGCCGATCTTCTGCAGGTTCCGCTCCCACGCATCGGACTTCCTGACCGCTTCGTCGAGGTTGGCCGCGTAGCCGGTCAGGCTGAACCCGGCCGGCGTCTTGGACCCGGGCTTGAGACCCAGCGCCTTGTCCGCCGCGGCCACGGCCTGCTGCGCCTGCTCCACTGCCTTCCGGGTCGCCGCCGTGGACTTCTTCGCCTGCGCCTGCAGCGCTTCGTTCAGCTTGGTCCACGCGTCCCGCAGCCGCTGGATGTCCTGGTCGTACCAGGTGGACACGGTCGATGTGGAGATCCGCGCCATCGTCGGCTGCGTCGGCGTGTACGTGGAGCTGCCGCCCGTGAAGCCGCCGCCCGCGTAGCCGGCCACCTTGACCAGGGCCGGGTTCAGCCGGCCCTGGTTGAGCGCGTCGAGGAACGGCACGCCGTACTCGCTGACCGCGGAAGACTGGACCACGTACTCGGTGTTCGACACACGCGCCATCGCCCCGGAGGGCAGCAGCGCGAGGATGGCGTCCGACCGCGGCCCGCCAGGGCCAACGATGTAGCCGCCGTCCGGGAAGAGCTGGACGTCGCCGCCGCCGGCGTAGCCGCGCACCAGGCCACCGGAGGCACGCTCGAAGATGTGGCCGGAGCCCGACGTGGACACCGCGGACCGCGCTTCACCCGACCCCGTGATGTACATGTGCGCGTTGATGTATACCGTTTTGTCGTGCAGTTGGCCGAGCGCCAGCTTGGCCTTGTTGATCTCGTACTGCAGGTTGGTGATGTCCGCCCGGACCTTGGCCTTGCGGGAGTCGGGGACGCTCTTCAGGCGCCGCTTGGCGTCAGCCAGCTTCGCCTCGAGGTCCTCCAGGTTGCCGCGCAGCCTCGCTGTCTTGTCGGGCGTCCGAAGGATTTGGTCCGCCAGCGCCTTGGCCTGCGACTCGGTGAGGCCCATCTGCTGGGCGTTCGCGATGAGCTGCTGCCGGCCCCGCTCGTAGATGCCGGTGACCTCGGACCACGATGCGCCCGACTCGCGGGCCGACGATGCGGCCTCGTCGGTCTTCGCCGCCAGGTCGGTCAGCGCCTGCGCGGCCGCGCGCTGCTTGTCGGTGGTCAGGACGAGCTGGCCACCTTGCATTTCGAGGACGCCGGCGTTGTCCCGCGCGGCCTTCGCCGCGGCGTCGAGGGACGCCTCGAACCCGATCATCCCCGAAAGGCCCTGCCGGTGGACGTCGTTCAGCGCGGTGATGGCCTGCCTCAGGCCATCGGCGGACTTCTTCTGTGCGTCCAGCTTGGCCTGCACGTCGGCGGCCTGCTGCCCGAACAGGCCCATCGACTGCGCGGCGAGCTGCTGCTCCAGGGCCTGCCCGGCGAGCGCGTCGTGGTACGCGTCGAGGTGGCTGGTCAGTTCGTCGGTGTCGTGGCCGCCCTTGGCGTACTCGGCCGTCAGCCGCTTGAGCGCGGCCGCCGCGAGGTCGGCCTGGCCGCCTTTGACCAGTCCGGCCAGCGCCTCGTCGATCGAGCCGATGTTGTCCTTGGCGTCCTTCACCGGAGTGGAGTCCCACCCGGTCCAACCCACCAGGAACTGCTGCACCTTGTCGGCGGTGGACGGGTCGGTCAGGGACCTCACCTTGTCGTACAGGTCACCGAGGTCGGTACCGAACGCACGGGCTGCCTCGCCGGAGACCTTGCCGGTCTGGCCAAGGATCTTCAGCGAGTCGCTCAGCTTGCCCACGTCCGGCGGCGCCTGGCGGCTGCGCTCGGAGATCATCGACAGCCCGACCAGGAGGAGGCCGATCCCCGTCCCGGCCATGGCCAGCTTGGCCTCACGGGACATGCCGCCGATCGCCGCACCCACCCCGCTGATCACGCCGGAGGTGCCGGCCGCCGCCGTACGCATGGCTGTGATCTGCGTGCCCAGGGCGAGCATCGCGGCCTTGGCGGCGTCCGCGCCGGCGCCGGCCAGACGCACGGCCTTGATGGCGATGGCCAGCTGCAGCAGCGTGGCGATCGCCTCGGGCGGCACCGCGGACACGATCCCCGACAGGGCGTTGACGACGTCGAGCATGCCGACCCCGACGTCGGAGCCGGCCTGCAGCACGTTGATCAGCGCGTCGCCGACGTTCTCCAGGGTGTCCAACACCGCGGGCCCGTTGGCGCGCGCGTAGTCGAGGAACGTCTGCAGGCCGTCGCCGACCTCACCCGCGTCCGCCTTCGCCAGGAAGACGGTCAATTTGTCCACGGCGTTGTCGAGAGTACGGTCCGCGAACTCGGTCACCCTGCTGTTCAGCTTGTCGAAGCCGGGCGATTCGACGGCGCCGCCGACCATGGTGATCAGCCGGTCGAAGTCGCCGGATGCCGCCTTGACCAGGCCGCTGGTCTTGGGCAGCAGGGCATTGGCGACGGCAACGCCCTTGGTGAACGGCCCCATGACGTCGCGGCTGAGGGAGTCGGACCACTTCTGGTAGGTGTCCTTCAGCAGCCCGACGGCGACCGCGGCCTTCCGCGTCTCCGGCGGCAGCTTGGCCAGCTGCTGCTGATAATCGGCCTGCGCCTTCAGCGCCTCCGCCGACGCCTCGCCCGAGGTACGCACCGCGTCCTCGTACGTGGTCTGCGCCTGGAGGGCCTCGCCGATCGCGGCGATCTGCGGCTTGAGGGCCAGCCCGTACGCGCCGGCAGCGAGGGCCACCGCGCCGAGCTGGCCGGCCAGTGTCACGGCTGCCCCGCCCAGCGCGGCCGCCGCCGGGATCGCCGCCGGAACCAGGCTGATCAGGTTCGCCTTGAGCGTCTCGCCCAGCTTGTCGGCCGCCTCGGACAGGTTGTGCAGCGAATCCCGGGTCCCATGGGAGGAGTCGGTCAGGCGGCGCGCCGCGTCGTCGGCGGACAGGAACCGGCCGCGCAGGTCCCGGAGCTGACCGTCCGCGCCTGCGGCGATCCCCGACAGCCGCAGCCGCAGACGGTCCGCGGAGTCGGCGGTCCCGTTCATGACACGGGACAGCTCATCCCGGCCGGCGAGGGTGAACGTCAAACGCTCGGACACCGGTCACACCTCCTCAGCTCGCGGCGATGTGCCGGTTGACCCACGCCACAGCGTCTTCCAGGTCATCAGCGGACAGGTGCCGAATCTCCCACGGACGGATGTGCAGGTAGTGCGCGAGCAGCCACCGGTACTCGGTGATCAGGCCCCGGAGTCCCGGTCGCGAGCCAAGTGGCCTTTTCCCAGCGCGGCCAGCGCCGCGTCCACGTCGCCCTTGTCGGCTGCCAGCTTCCGCAGATGCGGCAGCATCGCGTCGATCGCCGCGTCCTGGCTGTTGGCGAGAGCTTCGGCCATCAGGTTCTCGAGCACATCGTCGATCTCAGTGCGCTCGATCCGCGCGGTCAGCCGCCGTCGCCAGCCGGGCACATCGCAGTCCTCGAACTTCAGCTGCTTCTCGGTGCGCCGGCGTACCACCCACAGCACGGCCCGCATGGCGGTCGGGTCCTGGCCGCGCAGCCGGTCCTCGATCTGCCGCCACGGCACATCGCCCATGACCTCCTCGATGTCAGCCGACTCGATCGCCGACAGGTCCTCGGTGGACACCTGCTCCAGCGTGCCGTCGTCCTGCTTGTACGTGATGATCACGTGGGGCTGCTCCTCACTGAAGGTCCCGGCGCACATCGCCGAGGACACGCTCGATCTCCGCCCGCATCCGTGGGGTGCCGGCCTGCACGGTCTTGGACCACCAGCCCGTGGGCCGCGCCCACTGCGTGGCCCACCGGCTGCGGTTACCGAACACCGGGTGCCGGACACGGCCGGTCTCGATGACCCACGGCATGTTCCGCAGATCCGCCAGCAGGCGGCTCTTGTCCAGCCACACCCGGGCGCCCGGGCTCCCGCCCTGGCGGACGCTGATCCGCACCGCCCCGGCCAGCGTGGCCCGCAGCGGCCTGGTCGTCGGCGACGGCCCGCCGCTCACCTTGCGCCCGGACCCGGGCAGCTGCACCGTGCGGATGGAGCGCTGCAGGTCCCGCTGCAGCGGCTCGGCGGCCCGCCGGATCCGCCGGGCGACGTTCTGCCGCAGCCGCGGCCCGCCCGCCGTACGCAGCCTGCGGGACAGCGTGATCAGCTGGCCCGTGCCCAGGATCTGAACGTTGCTCGGCATCGGGTCAGGCCGGGATGGTGACGTTCTCGGCGGGCTCGGACGTGATCGCGAACTGACACATGATCTGCGCCGCAGCGTCGAGCTCTCGCACCTTGGCCTGGCTGGTGACCGTGACCGGGTAGACGTCCATGGTCTGCCCCTCGACGTCGCCCTCGTCCATCCACACCACGAAGCCGGGCGTCTCACGCGTCAGCAGCGACCGGATGTCCTCGCCGTCCTTCGACGCCCAGAACGTCAGCGACGACTCAGCCGCGGTGATCGCGCCACCGACCACCGGCGTGAACCGGGAGCCGAGCGCCGGCGTCGCCACCGTCTCCGAGGTGGTCTGCCAGCCCGCCATGGCGCCGGTCTCACCCTCGAGCGCCGTGCCCGCGTCCAGCTCGGCCCGGGTCGGCGCGGCCTTGCTGGAGATCGCCGGCACCCACAGCACCTTCGTCGTGCCGCGCCGGTAGTACCGCACGGAAGCGTTGATCGGAGTCGCCATCAGCTCTGTCCCTTCTGGGGTCGCCGACGGCCCTTCGCCGCCGCCGTGTTCGTCTGCTCCTGCCGGGCCTCGGTGACCCGCCAGCCCGCCGCCTGGTGGTGCGGCACCGACACCTCGTCCACCTCGATCGGCTGGTCCACGCCGGGGTGGATCATCATCACGCGCGCCATCACACCGGCACCCGTACGACCGCCACGGTCACCGAGGTGACCGCGTCGTAGGTGATCGCCGCCCGCCCGGTCGCCGGGTCGCGGTAGACGCTGGTGACCGGGATCGCGACCTCGGCGCCCGCCGCCACCGTCACCGCCCGGTCGGCGATCGCCAGCCCGTTCACCGTGCCCGGCGTCGCCAGCGTCACCGTGTGGTCCGCGCCGTCACCGTTCTTCACCAGCAGCAGCACACCCGCCCCGGTCTGGCAGGTGTCCCCGCCCGCCGCCGCCGCGGTGTACGCCACAGCCGTACCGGCCGGCGCCACCGCCGCAGCCGTCAATGCAGCCATCTCTCCCTCTCCTCCTACGTGAAGGCGCGGCCGGCCACCGTCAGCAGCAGCACCGCCTGTACGCCCTGGTCGCTCTGGTCCTGCGTCAGCTGACTCGCCTCGATCGCGGCCTCCAGCGACCGCAGACCGATACTCGGATCCGCGCGCAGCCAGGCCTCCACCCGCCCGCCGATCTCGTACGCCCGGACCCGGGCCGCGCGGACGTCGGTGTCACCCCGGGAGGCGATCGCCGCGACGGTGACCTGGAACTGCTCCTCGCGGCCGCCGCTCAGGTCGGACCAGCCGCCCACGGTCTGCGCGGCCTGGAAGTCGCCGGCCGGGTCGCCGTCGAAGCCGACGACGAGCCAGTCCTGCGCTGAGGTCTCGGTGACCTCCGGCCCGTCCGACACCACCACCTCAGACAGGTCCGGATCGCCCGTGCCCAGCGCGACCAGCGCCTCGATCACCTCGGGTACACGTGAGCCCATCTATGCCACTCCTGGGGGAAGTCGGTCCGGCTCCAGCAGCTGCAGGGCCCGGTTCGGTATGGCGTAGCCGAGGCCGGGAATCGGCTCGGTCACGGCGTAGTCCTCGCCGCCTCCGGCCAGCCCGCCACGGCGGCCGGCGCGCTGGGTGCGCCACAGGTGCTCGAGGATGATCCGTGCGGCCGCGGTGATGTTCTCCTGGACGACCGTGCGCCCGGCCCGGTAGGTGAAGCGCAGGTGCCCGGACAGGCGGCCGCCGTCCATCCGGTACACCTCACCGGTGTCGGCGACCACCGCCAGGTCGTCGACCGCGTAACCGACGCCCCCGGGCAGCAGCTGCTCCACGGCTGTCACCTCGAGGACTGGCGTCTGTACCAGAACCAGCCCGCACGCGTGCTGCAGGCGGTGTTCCTCGGCGACCGTCCGGGCGACGATGGGCCCGGTGTAGTACTCGACCGCCCGGGTGGTCGCGCTGTTCCAGAAGCGGACCTCGACGTTGTCGCGGCCGCTGGGGAGGTTCAGGTGAGCGAGGGCGTCGGCCAGCGACAGGATCGCCGGCGGCGCCGCCTCCTGGACGTCGAGGACGTCGGTGTACGCGTGAGCGGGCCCGGTCCATACCCAGCGCACGGTGTGGCGGCCCGGCATCGTGGTGACGTAGTCGGCCTGGTACGTGCCCGGACTACCCGTCTCCGCGGCGGCCGGGGTGGCCGTCGCCCCGTCGGGCAGGGTGACCGTCACCGCCACGGTGCCGGCGGTGGTCGGGGTGCCGTCCGGGTCAAGGCACTGGGCCGTCAGGCGCGCAGTCGCGCCGAGATCGAACGGCACCTCTCACCACCCTTACTTGCTGCCACGGCGCCCGCGACGGGCCGCCGCCGCCTTGCTGTCGGTCGTCGGCGCAGTCAGGTCTCGCTGTTCACCGGGTGCCGCAGTCGCCGACTCCACCGGCGGGCGCGGCTGGTTCTGCGCGACGTGCGTCTCAACGTTCTCGAAGAGGTGGGCACGGCCTTGCAGTACCGGGTCGTTGTCCTCCACCAGGTCCCCGGCCCTCACTACGCGCGGCATGCCGTCGACGTAGGCGGTGAACGGCTGGGTGGCTCGCTTGATCGTCACAGTGGGCCTCTCAGACCTGGCCGGCGGTGTCGCCGAGTCCGTGCGGTCCCGGCGACTTGGCGCCCTTGCGGGTGCCGACGTCCTCACGCTCGGCGCGTGCCGCGAAGGCCTTCTCCTCACCCAGCTCCGGGCCGTCGACCTGCTGCGGCTTCGCCGGGAAAGTCTCAAGCTTCGGCCGCTGGTCGCCGGTGCGGTTGTCCAGGCGCGGGTCGATCCTCGGCTCGTTGGCGTCGACGGCGAGCTCCTGCGCGCGGCTCTCGGTGTTCTGGGCGCGGCCGCCGTCGGTGGTACTGCCCGTGCTCGGCGTGCCCTGGGATGCGGTGGTCTGCGGTCCGGTCTTCTCGGTCTTGTCCGCCATGGCGGAACCTCCCTGCAGGGGTGGGTGGGCGGGGGTGTGCGGCGGGCCCCCGCCGGACCGTGCGGCCCGGGCCCCGCCGCGCGGAGGCCTCAGGCCCGGGTTGGGACGCGCAGC